GATAGAAAAACATCCTCAGGTTTTACCTTTGTATCGTTTGGCACTACAACAGCGTGTATCTCTTGATCGGGCATCTTCTCAATTACAGAGCTTAACCTTTGGTATCCATCCTCTACTGAATACAACCCTTTGCGTATTTCGTATAATGTTACTGCTGTTAAAAACCCATTCGCTTTGATTGAGTTATTTAAGTTGCTTATGTGATTTTTCTCTTTCCATCTTTGATGTAAGGGTATTGTTATTTGATTTTTTAAATCCCCTGCTTTAAATGTTCTTATTTCTGTTCTCATGTTATAAAGTTCCTGTTAAACAATAATTATCTATATCTGCGCCATGTACAAAAAATGTTTCAAAGACTTCTATGGCTTCGTGTGTCTTTCTTTTGCCCTCGTTATAAAATTCCTCTGAGCAATCCCATATTGCAAGGTCTAAAGTTCCTTTGTCTATTACTGCAAATGTAAAGTCTTTGTAGTCAATACCAAACAGCTCACAGTAAATGTAAACCTGTATGTCATATCCGTACTTCTTTGCTGAATATGGAAAGCCTTTAATGTCAGTAGTAGTCTTGATGTCGCATATTCTACCTTTACCTAATATGTCTGCCTTACCTCTAAATGGATACCCACCTATCATACCACACGCAGGGGCTTCAAACTCGCTGTTATCTAATAGTCTTAATGCGTGTTCGTTTCTAAGGAACGCATCAGCAATTCTTTCTGCATCTCGTTTCTCCTTAGTGGTATATACAACACCATGCTCTGATAGTGCCTCTTTGTATTTCTTAGTGTTCTTACTTTGTACATCAACATATATCTGATCCTCAAACTTCTGTGGTTCTAAGATAGCCCAATGTGCTAAAGTACCATCTCGTAACGCTTGACTTGATCCTGAACCATACTGTGTTACGTACTTATATTTCTTTGGGCTTTGTTTTAATAGTTTGATTGATGACGATGACAGGGCTGCCTTTGCCATGTACCCATAATAAAACTCATCGTCTATTAACTTTTCTAATAGGTCATCTTTCTTAAAGACCTCCCCATCTAATAATTTTATATCTTTCATCTTTGATCTGCTTCAAAACAAGTTCCACTACAATACAATTCGTTATCTTCTATGGGCGTTCCACACATTGAGCATTGCTCACTATCTTCGTTGTAATATAACCACTTGCTATAATCCATAATTTTTTGTCTTTGATAATTTATTTAATTCATCCTCTACTCGTCTTGCTCTTACAATGGCTCTATCTTTACTTGCTGTACATTCACTTACTATTTTGTTATGCGCCCATCTGTTTGTATGTAACTCATTAACGTAAAATGTAATCTCTGATAATGCTTTTGCCATTTGTTGTAACTTAGGTGTGTCTTGCTTTTTAATCGCCTCTAAGACTAACTCGCTTAATAAACCTATGTTGTTGTAATACTCTATGTCTTTTAGGTTAGTGATCCTATCTATCATAGCCCTAAAAACTTTTTAGCTTTTGACCACCAAACATTTTGTGTGTAGTACAGATTAAACTCTGTTTGTGTCATCACTTCTATTCGATTGCCTTTATTGACAATATATAATCCTGTGGGTGTTACTTTGAAAACCATGACATAAGTACATAAGTGATTAGTAAAATATCTAAAGCAGCTACCCAAAAGCATAGCGTGATAGCAACAACGTACATAGTACCCTCAATGCTATTTAAGTAATTTATAAATTTTCTCATATAATCGTTTTAATGTTATACAAATATAATAAAAAAATGTTAATAAACAAATTTCTATTTACTTTTCCCTGTACTGAACAGCACACACAGCAAGTCTTTGATCTGTGTTAGGATACTCTTTAATCATTGTAGGATTACCCATACAACGAGACATAAAGTCTTTTCTATCCTCTCGTGGTTTTGGTGTTGGTAATGGCATAGCTATATATTTAAGTGCATTATTGTATTGATCTTATTGATCGTTTCCTCCTTATCTACAATGTCATCGCCATCGTAGTAAACATAAAGATAAGGGGCATACATACGTGCGTAGTTTTCGTTCTTTTCTTTGTGGTTTGCTTTCGCTTTGTTTTGATATACTGTACTCATCATTTTATAACTGATGGGCTTTATTTGTATGCCTAACATTATATAACCATCTTTTACTATTTCAGCATCTATGCAATACTTATGGTCTTTCTCAAAGTCTGTTTTTATTATTTCGGTGTTTGGAAAAGCCTCCTGTAACTCTTGCATTACTAATTGTTCTCTTTGGTATCCGTTCCATGTTTGACCAATGACACGATAAAAAACATATTGCTTTACTTCGTCCTCGTCTAAGTATTGATGCTTTAGGTTTATACGTTGTGTAACGTAGCTTAGTTGCTTATAGCCTACTGTACATCTGTACCAATGTTCCCACCCCTTGTGTGTCTTGTCATCGCTAAACTGATGAAAGTCTGCTATCACAGCCATACATTGACCTACATACTTAGTCTGAAAGAAATGATTAACCGATTGGTCTTTGTTTAACTTCCTGTATAATTCGTTCCTTAAAGGTTGTTTATAGAAGTGTGCCATATATCTTGTTAATTTGAGCTATCCATTCTTTTATGCGCTTTGGCGAACACGTGCAGGGTTCGTGATACTTATGTGCGTACAGGTCAGCGTGTAGTCTGCATATCAGCTTAAAATGATCCTTAGAAAGTGTTGTGTTTGCAACCTCTAAATAAGAAGCCCACTCATCTCTTTGCTCTTTGGTCATTTGTCCTTTTGGCATATTATAATTGTATATCGTTCCAATCGTCCCTACGCTTATCACAGCCGCAGTCTTTACCCATAAGTTTGGATATCTTCTTAACTATATAACGTATTCCTGTGTATTTTGTGAAGTAATACACTAAATCCCCTAATCCCATTCTATATTATCTTTAATTAATTGCTTAACTCTTTTATGTGTAAAGTACAAAGAATAATAAGTTATGTTTGTCTTTCGTGATAGTTCTGCAATAGATGTACCACTACTTATAATTTCAAATACTGTACGATCATACCAAAAGGTTTTATCTAAAAGACTATCCATTTGTTGCATAGCATTACACACATCGCCTTTGGTTAAACTCTCGTTTTCATCAATATACTCAGCAAGGTTATCAATGTTAGTTTTTATGATGTTCTTTTCCTTTCTATGCAATTCAATATACAAAGACCTCAATGTCCTGTATATATACATATGGTTCACATCATCATCATACGATATATCAACACCCTTTGTAATATAGGTGTGAATCCTTATATACATCTCCTGTACAATGTCCTCCGCAATAGATTCTTTACACCCAAAGGATAAAACTATCCTATGCCAATCATCGTGCTTCTCTGCTATTTTCTCTAATGTAGTTTTCAAAATGGTAAATTTGCCTGTTCTTTGGTGTTGTAAGTTACTAAATTTTTCCCATCTATTTCAAACCCTACGTTATTTAATACACTTCTAAACTTTAATGGATCGTCTATCGGTGTGGGTTTGTACCCTAATTCCTGATTTTTAACTTTAGCAGTATATAGGTTTGAGTACATCCAATCCTCTGTGTGGTAAATATACCTGTGTATCACAAGGAAGTCATCAGCACGATTGATAGACATGCCCCCCATCTCGCTGTCTGACGCCATAGGTGGGATATTATGACCTGCATAGTGATGACCTTGTGTGTGTTTTTTCCTTAACGCTTCTGTGACTGCGTGTACACATATCCACGTAGTAATGTTGTGCTGTTTACAAAAGATGCGTATGTCTGTTAGACTTTCGTAGCTGTACTCATAGCTGTTTGAGTTCTTACCTATGTCCTTTTTTAAGCTGTTTAGTGGATCAATCATAAAGCCCTGATAATCCCACGCTTTTTTTATAGCGGTTGCAAGTTCTAATAGGTCTTTGTAGGTGTATGCTTTTTCAGGATCAACAAACTTAAAATGATTATAAACCCATTCATATTGCTTTTCAAAGTCCTCTGTTTCTATTTTGTTTATCGGTTTGCCCTCTGCAAATTCTATGATTTTACGAATCAGTGCGTATGGTTCGTTTTCGCTCGAGAATACAAGCCAACGTACATTATGCTTTAGTGAATATAAAAACATCAAGTAAATTACAAGGTGTGTTTTACCTGTGTTTGCGTGTCCTAAAATAAAGTTCATATTACCATGCACAAATCTAAAGTGATTATCTAATCTCTCTACACCTAATCGTAAACCCTCGTTTACTTTCCCTGCACGTATGTCTTTAAGTTTTTTTAAATGTTTATCGAAGTTTATTAGCATTTGGTAAAGTTATATAAAAAAGGGGGTAATTAAACCCCCCTTATAATTAAAATGGTAAATCTGCTCTATCAGGGGCTTGTTGCGATGTGCTTACGCCCTCTGTTGCTGTGTCTATCTTCCACCCTTGTATGGTGTTAAAGATTACTGTTTTACCTTGTGGGTTAGTCCACTCACGACCTCTAAGGTTGTATTGTACTTCCACGTCTTGTCCCTCGTTGTAGTTGTTTAATAGATCGCAATTCTTTTGCGTAAAGTCAATACTCAATACCTGTGGGTAATCGCCCCCTGTGTTAAGTACTAATTTTCTAAATTTAAAGTCTCCTTTAGTTTCTACTGTTCCTACGTTTTTGATAGTTCCTTTAATGCTACCCATTGTTTACAAAATTTATTAATAGTTGTGCATCCGCTATTACTGTTTGAATATCTGCGTTTGGACGAGATGCGTGAAAGTCCGCAGCAGCTTTTACCATACTTTGACGAACAATTATTTGTTCTCTGTTACCACTTGGTGCGGTTGGCATGGGTTTGTTATATACAAGTTTAGCTGTGTTGTATTGTTGGTTCGTTATCTCAAACTCAATATCATCGCCGACTTGTTTCTTAAATTCGCCTTTGGCAAGGAATTGGAAATTCTGACCATTTGCGAGATACACCTGATACTTATTAAAAGTACCTGATGCGTTTGTGTATGTACCTTTCGGTTCTATTTGTGTTATTTTACTCTGCATAATATAATTCTAATTGTTTTTCTAAAATTTCTAAATGAGCTTCTAATTCTTGTATTCTATTGCTCATGCTTTCTATACGTGCCTTGTTATAATCCTTCATGCGTTCCACTATGTAAATTGTATCTTTTGTTTTCCTCTTTTATAAACGCATCTTGCACATCGTACAAGTTAGACAGGGTTTGTCCTGACATCGTTAAATCGCTTTGATTAGCGAGTATGTAATTTACAGCGTAGATTATTGCATCTTGTTGCTGTGTATTTAGTTTGAAATTCATATTTAAGTTTTAATGTTGGTACAAATATATAAATTATTTTTAAATAAAAAAAAAGGGATGTAAAGCACACCCCCTTTCTCGATATAACATTAAAACGCTGCTCAAAGACTGAACACTACAAATGTACTATTTCATTTTCTTTTTGACAAGTGCTGTGTATTTAGTTATTAACGCTTCAAGGTCATTGTTTGAGTATTTAGTGATTTGTATGGCTTTAGCGTGTAAGTCCTCTGCTGTACCCTGACCATAGTCTTTATCCAACCTTACACCAAACTTAAACTGTTCGCCATATTTATATAAATTACAAGACACGCATTGCACTTGGCAATTTAATTCTGTGATTTTATCATCGTTATCTAAAGTACCAAATCTTGTTCCATAGTGCTTTCTGCTTTGAAAATGCCCACATTGTAGTTTTTTCCAATGATCTTTCTTACCACAGGTGTAGCACTCAGCTATGCCATGTGCGTTAGCGTTTCTAAGTCGTATGTACTGACTAAAGATATTATCTAAACGCTTTACAATGTTTTTACGTGATACCTTTTTAGACAACTGCGTTATCTAAGATTTGTATGATATGTCGTATCTCGGACTTCTCAAACTTACCCCTTACTTCAGAGTTGTAGGTTTTAAAAGTTAGATCGTACATATCTTTCTCAGTATCGCCTTTAGCTTCTTTTTTACCTAAGTAATCAATTTTTAAATCAAATTTCATAATTTGTATATATATGTGTTCCCAAAATTAAAAATTTTTTTTATTTTATAATATATATAATATATAATATATATACTAATATATAAAATATATATATAAATATATAATAATATATATAATAATATAATATATACTAATATATACTAATATATAATAATATATATACTACTTATTAATTTTTTTAAATTTTTCAAAACCTCTGCTACCAAAGTATGCAACGTAGATTGTAACTAACAGAGTTTTAAGTAACTCTATCCACGCTTCATCTATCTTAAAAGATATCTCTAAGCTATCAAGAACAATATAGATCGTAGTTGCAAGGGTTAAATATATAAGCGTTATCGGTCTAACATTCTTACTTAACCAACTATCAGAAGCCATATCACTATCCCAACGTTTACTAACTTCCTGAATCTCCATAGAATCAATCTCGAGTAGTTTTAACGCAGTTTCTTTATCCTGTGGGGTCAATGTATTATCTTTTGCTATAAGTCGCTTAAAGATGCCTAAAACACCATTGTCGGGCAATACATCGCCCATGCCATCGCCAAGCGTTGAACCTACTGATGCTAAGAACCTACCTACTTTTGTGTCTTTAAATTTCTTTTTACTCATACTTTCTAAACTGTAATTGTACCACAAATAGGTATATATTCAACTCTGAAAATTGATACATCTTTGTAGGTGGATAATAAGAAACACCTGCTATAAACGATGTTGGGAATAATAATATAACCGCATAACTACGCATAAGTCCATATTACATTTTTGGATTTATCAGGATCAATGTCTGCATGGATAAACGTATTACCAATACCTATGCGATTGAATCCTACATCTAAAAGACAATTCATAAGGTCAAACCTATCTACTGAATTATTGCACGCTATGTCTACTGCCAAGCCTTTTATATGGCTGCTATGTTCAGTTCCACCCACTTCTTTGTTGTGTGCTTCTGTGCGATAACCTGAATTGATAGTAATAGGTTTGTCAAACTTGTCTCTTACTTGGTCTAACATCTCTAATATCTTAGAATCCATTAATTGACCGCTCCCCTGTACATCAGGGCTATCAAATTCGTAGTAGTTAAAGTATTTCATAATCTGTCTATAACTTGTTGTATTTCGTTTACATTAACATCTAACTTGAAACTTAAATCAGCAGACCATTGTTTAACGGGTTTATTGTTTTTATATATAACAATAACAGGCACGTACTGTATTTGACTTTTTAAATCTTTATTTTGTCTTTCTAACAATCCATATTTAACATTACAACCTATAAGACCAT